AGCGGAAGATGGTTGCCTTCTTGTAGATTTTGTAAAATCTACAAGACGATCGTTTGTCCTCACTGGATAACCCCCCAGTAAGTAAGCTTGACGTGCCAAACATTAAGTTTGCACCTTTGCCGATCAATGAGTTAATGTGATGATTTTATCAATCATCATATGAGATGACTTGGTCTGTAGAGGAACCTGGGGTAATACACTTTGTATACACCGATCAGACAATCTGGGCCACCCCCTGTATTCTGAGAGATTTCTTATCTTTTCACTGTCTGACTTTCATGGAGCCATAAATTACACTTTTAATGTAATCGATGTCCGTGAAGGTTTGAACAGCGTCAGATGGGCACTCTCCCAGTGCAATCGTCCGGTACATATCCTTAAGGACCTGTTCTAGGTTCTCTAGGATTCACTTGACGGGATGCGCGGGGTGGTTCAGTAGTAATCATTTCTCCAAATTCCCAGGAGATCCCCTTAGGATAAGATTGAGGGTCTTTTGGACCTCTCCAATCTTAACCTGAAACTTACTTTCGACCACATCCAATTTATGGGTGAGGATAACGAATTCCTGAATACCAAATCAAGGATTTGGAACTTCAGTATATTCGGTATTTCCAGGTTGCGGACGGTTACCCCCAATTTCTTGGGGCGCCTGATGGCCTGGGTTTCCACTACCACTTTGGTCATTTTCAAGATCTGATTCTTTTATGAATCATTTCTTATGACCAAGTGCTGTGGGATCCGAAAGTAAGACGATCATTCTCTCTTTAGCATCTTTTGGCAAGGTGTTAAGGAGAAGGAAGATCGGGGTGGGAATGAGTAGCTTTTCTCCGGTTAGGAGGATCTTCTTGCCAGCAATACCATAGTAATGGTCAACCAGAGTCTGGAACATTCACCATTGGTGATTATTTCATATCTGATGTATCAGTACGTTTGGTAATGTTGTTAAGTTGACCCCATCACGTATTATCTGTTTGGCAAACTCCGCGGCACTAGTGCCGGGAAGTTGTCTCTCAGGTAATAGAGATTTTCCTTCAGAGATGTCAAGACCTAGATCTTGTGTGATTATTTTCTTGTATTCCAAGGCTACGATTTCGTTAGAAATAACTACGTCGTCACCTAGAATTAGATAACAATCCCACTCGATTTTGTTCTTGATACAGATGGATCTGATCAAGCAATGATGAGATACTGCTAATGCTGCCCAGGATCCGTACGCCCCCATAGGTTGTCCGACTTCATAAGTCAAATACCTGTGGTGGTATAAGGAAAATGGTTTAACAGACAAACAGTAATCTCACGTGTTTGCTCAAACATCACCAGCAAAGCTTGAAATGACAACTTTCTGGTGGGACTTAGGTCACCTATCGGTAGCCGCTGTGAGATCAAATGAGTAAAGTTTTAAACCTCTACTTGTTCAATCTTTTAACACATCGATTCTCGATCCTTGATCATAGGTCCCATCTTGAGACTGTCTTGAAAGCCAATGCATGAGAGAATCATGTAAAGGTTTAAGGAGGTCTTGCATTCAAAAGTTGAGTATATAAACTACACGAGTTTTCCCCGCCCTTTCGGCGAGAAAGACTTGCTTAGCGAATTTACTTTCACCTTCGGATAAAGATTCCCCTCAACCCTCTATATGATCAGTTTCTGTAGTTAACCCTTTTAGGTAGTTAACCATGGATTCTAATCTCATGTAAAGGTCTTCAGCTTGGTGCGAGATACACATTTCCTTGAAAGTTTGGAAAACTTCATCATTATGCAAATATGCAGATGCTTCCGCACCTGCACTTAGAATTGCAGATGAATGGAGAGGTCCAGCCTTCAAAGAAGAGTGTGGCTCTTTTCAATTGGGTGTATCGGGTAAATTACCTAAACATCTGGGAACCGAAAGTTTCCATTTATTTAGATAGTCTTCTTCAGATAGTCCTGACCAATCAGCTTTTGATTCTTTTTCAAGAGTCTCAACTGAGTAATCAGGTTCTAATCTGAGGAGATCAAGTTGACCTAGGATTGATAACCCTAAGTTAAATTGATCACCCTTCCTTAATTCCTCGTGGACCAAGGGCATTTCAAGGATTCACGTTTGGTCGATTGTGGTTTTCAATCACAACCCTCCAAATATGTTTCCTTTAACCCTTTGACCAGCGCAGATGAGCTTAGCGCGATTGCGGAGATCCTTTCAGATCTTCACAGTCTGCTTAAGCCCTTTGTGTTTGACCATCTTAGACACGAAGTCAATGACTTCAAGTGCTACGAGATTTACTCTCTTAGCATTGTGTCCAAGAAGTGTTAGCGAACGAATCAACGGCAACCAGCTCGATTGGATAGAACCTTTGTCTGTCCATGATGTAGAGCACACATCAAATTTTCGTTTGGTGTTGTGTTTCATAACATGGGCGCATGACTTGATCCCGCCCCACTCTTTCAAGCGGGGGTTCCGAAAGGTACCCTCCGTTCGGTTGGGTCGAGTGGTAAAGGTTGTTAGCCTTCACTCTTGATCTGCCGATGGTTGGTGGTGGGTCCGCCTATCTCTGGTTAGGAGATCTCACTGACAAGTCAGTGATGCGGTACATTCCTCCAAACTAGGAA